GCTGTATTGAACGTATAAGACAATGAAGTATTTGTATTAGACATTTTAAAAGATTTTGTTATTGATCCCGCCATAGCTTCTGTGGTGTTTGTAACATCTGAAACTGTTATTGAAGGATTTCCAATATTTTCTTGTACACCCGTTCCCGCTACGGTTATGTATGGCTGACTAAATAAGTTTTGATTCCATTCAGCAGAAACTATTGGAAACAAAGTAACTGAAGATGCAGGGTTTGATCCAGTAAATACGTTTGTATATTGACTGTTTAACATTATACCTCCGTAAATTCTATAGACAAATCAACGTGGTCATACCCTACTCCAGCAGTTGCAGCATTTCCACGCATTCTTTTTGTTACGTCATAAGTAAATGTTGTCATAAAAGCTTGATATACGTTCCAAGGATTTCCAGTCGTTGGGTTAACACCGCTGGGGTTTTGTTTTGAAGATGTATAAGTTCCGTCTACAGGTAAACCATTTACTGTTGGTTGCTGCTGTGCAAATATAAACCTTACATATATTGGGTTATTATAATTACCTTCATAAAAAGCTTTTATCCAAGCGGGGCCGTGTGAAGTACCACCCGCCCCATTGTAATCAACAAGATATGGGTCGTATGTTGGAACATCTTTCCAGTCAATCTTGTGTGTAAACTTTCTGGCAATTACATATTTTCTCATAGTTCCATTTGCCATTCTATCTGCCTGCTCAACAAGAGTATATGTAATATTTATTGGTTGGCGATTATGGTCTGTTAATGGATACCATGTTACACCATCAAGAGATACATCAACTCCTTGTGCAATTTGATATGTCATTATTTAGCCCCCGCTTTTATTGTTGATCCCGATTTAATTTTAGATCCACCTTTTATAATTTTTGTACTTGTTGATGTTGTTGGATGAGAAGATGTTGTTGATGTTGAATCTACCGTTCCAGTAACGTTAATTATAGTGCTTACAGTTGGTGCACCATTTGCAATACCAGCAGACACTGATTGTGCTCTTACTGTACCCAATTTTGTAGCAGCTAATATTGATGCTGGAACAACTGTTTTACTATTGCCAATCAAATCTTTAAGGTCTGACAACGCTTGATTAATTGCATCTGCATTTGGCTGCATTTTATCTATCTGATCTTGCATTTTTGCAGCAACAGATGTAGCATTAAAATCTACTTTTGCGCCAGATATTTGTTGCTTAATAGTAGCTGCTTGCAAATAGTCACCACTAATCATAGCAGTTCTTGCATCATTTTGCAAGCCATTTATTTGTTGTTGATATTGCATTTGAGCTTTAAGTTCTTGAGAAACTTTTTGTTGTATTGAAAGTTGATCTTTAACTATTTTTAATTGTGCATTTTGTGTAGACAACATTCCTTCAAGCTGTTTTTGCAAACCTTTTTCTTGTGCTGTTGGTACAAAAGGAGCTGGCGTTCCTCCGCCTAAGTTCCCGCCAGACTGAGGTCCAGTAAGAGAAATGTTTGCAGCATCCATAGCTTTTTTATACTCTGGAGAATTATAATAAGCGTCAACAACTTTTGTCATAGCTGCTGTAATTTGAGCACCCGTTGCGTTACCAGCAATGATACCCATTTTCTTTCCCCAAGTTACTAGGTCTGCTTGGTTCTTTACATTTAAAACTGTTTGATATTTTGTAATTTCAGATGCAGAAAGCTTTGCTGCTGGGCCAGCAGCCTTAATCATTGATTCAATATCGTGAAGTCTTTTTATATCATCAGAAGTTCCAGTTCCAATAATTGATTGTTCTAACGCTACTAGGTTTACACCAGTGTCGTTTGCTGACTGTGACATACCCTTTATTCTTTGATCTGCTTCTGCAAAAGACAAAGAGCCGTTAGAAACTTCTGCATAAAGATTTTTCATTTGATCTGCTAAAGCTTTAGCATTTCCTTGCAGATCTTTATATGCTTTTGGAGTAAATTGTCCTGCTAGGCTCCCTGCGTCCGCTTGCTGAAAACCTTCTGGCCCATTTGCATTATCGTTTGCTTTGTTTCTACTTAAATAATCAAGAGACGATGTTGTTGCTTTTGCAGTATTAGCTTTTCCAGTCTTTTCACTAAATCCTATTGCTTTTGATACTTCTTTCCACACAGTGCCAAAATCTGAAGATCGTCCTGCTGCTTTTAACGCTGCAAAAACATAACTTTTAGAATCTTCTGGTTTTAATCCTCCAGTTGAAATTGCATTTTGTACGCTTTTTCTTATTTCTCCAGTAACGCCCGATGTTGTGTAATTTGGATCTTTTTTAATTGCTTTTACAAGGTCGCCTAACGGGTCTCCTGTAGGCAAATCTCCAATTGCTTTAACCATTGCATCAATGTGTGGCGAAAGGTTGCTTATTGCACCACCCAGATTTGAAATGCTGGAAGCTGCTGTATTTGATGTTGTAGTTAATGTTGCTGTTTCACCGACCATATTTTTTGTAGAAATAGATGTATTTGCAACAGTGCTTCCAAATATTGATAAGTCTGCTTGAGATGTTGTTGTAGCATCAGTCCATGCTTTTGCTGCTTCTGCTGCATGCTGTTTCATTATATTAAATACAGTCATTATGCCACCGATAGCTGCTCCAGCAGCTGCTCCATAAGGACCGAACATCATTCCCATTCCAGCGTAACTTGACATATTATTTACTGCTTGTCCAGCAACGCTTCCTTTTGGCAAAGAGTTTCCTAGCATCTGTCCGCCCATCATCAATGCGGTTCCTATACCAGCTTTTGCTCCAGCATTCAACTTTCCATCTTCTTTTTTAAATTTGTCAGTAACTCTTTCTGTAATATTAGAAAGTTTTTGTCTTGCAGTGTCAAGTCTTGATGATATTCTTGATGATTCTTCTTCACCCATAATTCCTGGAGCAATTTCTCCAGAATAGAAGCCTCCGTTTGCCATTCTTGGACCAATCTGAGGCGTAAGATCTGGTGTTTGGAATGAAGATAATGGAAGTTGCATTTGTTCTGCTTGAACAGCTTCATTTGCTTTTGATACAGATTCAGTCATAGTATTTTGCATTGCTGATTCTATATCTGATTGAGATTTTTCAATTTGTGTAACAACGCCATCAACTATATTTTTTGTTGCTTGCTGAGTTTCTTTTGAAGGTGAAGCAGATCTTGAAGCTTCATTAAGTCCTTCTGCAAATGATTTTTCAAATGAAGATAAAGCATTTTTTCCAGCAGTTTTACCAGCACCTGTAATATAGCTACCATCTCCTGCCATAGAAGCATTTGCAACTCTACCATTTGCCCTAACTTGACCAACAGCACTTGTTCCATATGTTGCTTGGTCGGCAAACCTTACATTTAATCCCTCTCCCGATCCATCAAGATTTTGTCTTGTTAATACACCAGAGTCTAGCCCTTCTTTTATTGCTTTTGTTCCAGCATTTGCACGAATTTCGCCTATTGATTTTGAAGCTTTGTCAAGAGATGCGGCAAATTTACCTTCAGCACCTTCTGAATTTTTTCTTGCATCAATTTCAGACCTTACAGCTTTTTGAAGGTCTTCATCTAAAATTCCTTTTTCAAGAGTTCTTCCTTCTGCTGCTGCAGCTAATTCTTTGGCCTTTCTTTCTTGAATTACTCTTTGCTTTACAGCATCATCAAAATCTTTTGCTGCCTGGCTCATCGCTGGATCTGACATGTCGGCACCATGTCTTCCTGCAGAAGCTACAAACTTACCAGATCCACCCTCGTCCCAACCTCTGCTAAATTCATCTATACTTGCCCCGCCTTTATTTGCTCTTAACTTTAAGTTAAGCAATTTTGATGTATCAGCAGTAAGATCTGGTGTAACCTTTACAGATCCATGCTTTGCTGCCCAAGCTAATGCTGGATCATTTGCAATTAAATTATCATACTCTGGTGAACCTGGCTCAAAGTTTCCTGCCATATGTGATTGATCTATATATTGTCCAGTTAAACCAGTTCGGCTTGGAACACCCATTTTACCGCCATTAAATCCTGGAATTTTCTTTCCATTTACAATTGCATTAATAACAGCTAAATTATCTTTTGTTTGTTGTGCAGTAAGAATTGTTTCGCCATTTGAAACTCTTGCGACTATACTATCTGATGTTCCAGTTCCTGGTCCAATTATTATTCCGCCATTTGTACCACTTGCAAATCCTGGAATAGACATTTGAGAAAATATCCCAGCTTCTACTTGTGCTGTTGCACCAACTGCTGATTTAAGTCCTTCAATTCCTGCGCCAACATTCATTTGGTCTTTCATTATTGCAAGCTTATCTGTTAAATCAGTAATAGCTTGTGTTAAAAGTTGAACCTGGTCTACATCGCCCTTAAGTCCAGCAGCAAATAAATCTGTTGCATTTTGTGCTGCAACAATTTCTGGAGTAAACAACTGCCTCATTGTTTTACCACCACTTACTAAATCTTTAAGATTAATCACTCCCTTTAAAATATTACCGACAAAGTTAGCCATTAAACCAGTTAACATCAATATAGGTCCAGCTAGTACGGTAACTCCAGCAAATATTGCCATTAATAATTTTATTGGTCCAGGTAATCCTTGGAATAAGTTTGCTATTTTGTTTCCAAATTCAAGTACTTTTGTAGCAATTTTCATTATTTCTTGACCAACTGGGTATAAATCTGCCTTAAAAGTATTCAATGCTTTTGTCCATTGAGCTGATGGAGAAGATGTTGCTTGAGCAATTTCTTGATTTGCAAGCTTTGCAATTTGATCGGACGATGCTGCAGCGACTGTCATAGCATTTGCAGTTTGTGAACCAACTTTTCCAAAGTTATCAATCAATGCAGAAACCCTAGAGAACTGGTATTTACCAAATAATTTTTCAATAAGTTGTTCTTTAATTAATGGGTTAAGATTTTGCAACGCTCCTTGAAGCTCTTGAATCATTTGAACGGGTCCGCCAGCATTTTTAATCTGAGCTAAGTTAATTCCGTACTTTTGAAATTCTTTTGTTGCTGCTGAGGTTGGAGCAATAATTGATGCAAAAGCAGATTTAAGTGCGTTTGCGCCTTGTGCTGCTGGAACACCAGCTTCCTTCATTGCAAGCAACATAATAGCAGTATCTTTATAACTACCGCCCAATTGATCAATAATTGGACCAACTCTACTTTCAGCATCAACTAGGTCGTTCATAGAAAGAGAAGTTTGTTTCTGAATTGCTCCAAAATAATTTACTGCATCAGCAAGCTGTGTTGTACTTAATTTATAAACATTTTGTAAAGCAATCACTGCCGTGGTTGCAGTTTTTTGATCTAAGTTGCCTAACTTTGCAAGTCTATCTGTCTGTTCTGTCATTGTTGTAAGATCAGTTCCCATTTTACCCATTGCAGCAAAAGACGAAGCAACTTGAACAGTAAATTCTTGAGATATTCCCAAAGTTGCTGCCATATTTCTTCCTAAATCAAGAACTTGTTTAGAAATTTGATCAATTGAATTTTGGCTTGGAGGAACAAGTCCTTCTCCATAAACTTTTTGAAATTGGGTTAATGCTGTGTTTACGCTATTAAATGCAGATACTGCTTGTTGAGCAAATAAAACCATTGGCATAGAGAGACCAACAGTTAACTGACGACCAGCCCACTGAGTATTTTTACCCCAGTTAATTAATTCATTTGCGCCTTGCCTAATTGCAATATTATAAATATTTTGTGCATTTGCAGCTATTTTTGTAGCATTAGCAACTGCATCAATACTTTTAGGTGTAAAAACTGAATAGAAACCCTGCTTAGAGGGATCTGCCATAATTACAGAATTTTGTAACTTTGTTTGTTCTACGGCTAAAGCTTTTACTGAATCTGTAGCTGCGCCCTGCTGCTTAGTTAATATTTGATAATAACTTGTTAAACCAAGAGTTCCTTTTTGAAGTGATTGGCCAAACTTTTCTGTTTCTGTTTGAAGTTGTACAGTTTGTTTTGTAAAAGATCCACTTGCTGTTAGAGCATTACTAAATTCGTTTGATAAAGCATTTACACTTTTAGCAGCTTTATCAAATGATGCTCCCGTTGCTCCCGCTAATGAGGTGTTGAGTGCAGCAACTTGCGCTTTAAGTTTTGTTATTTGATCTGATACAGATGTAAAATCACCTAACGCAACTATATTTAATTCAATATTTGCCATTACTCTTCACCTCCTATAGACATAAATCCTAAGCCCTGACCTATACCGAAACCTTCTTGGTTTGCTGCATATCCTTTTAGATCAGCAATATCCAAAACTGCCACTTCCTCTTCTAGTTCAACACCCTGAAGTGCTGCACTAAACTTTTTATCTTCACGATCTTTTTTTCTTGAGTAATCTAACAAAGCTGTTAGTTCATCAAGAGAAAGTGAAGATTCTAACTCGTCAAAGTTTTTCCAATGACCGAGCAAGAAAGCTTCAGACTCTAAGGAGCGTAGATCTAGTTCGTCCCAACTAGAGCCGCTCCCAGAAGGTTTGGGTCTGTTAGTTTCAGACCGCCGACAACCTCAAGGATTTTCATCATTGTAGGAGTTTCAATGATTTCTTCAAACTTATCTTGATCTTCTGCAAGATCTGGTCTTGTAGATTTTAAGCAAATCATAGCTGCTTTAATAAAAATTTCCATTGCTGCATCGGCAGAACCATCTTCTACATCCTGCATAGCATTAATTATTTCCATAAATTTTCTTAATTGTTTAATAGGCAGAGGTTTAAGCTCGATAGTTGATCCATCGCTTAATTCAATATCTAGTACATCATATACTGTTGTTGCCAATTTATAGCTCCTTTGT